CCAATTACCTTGAAGCCAACCGTGCCTTTTATCGCCTGACGGTTTTGCCATTGGTGGAGAAGGTATCTGCTGCATTGTCCGGGTGGTTGCCGCAGGGGTTTGGTGAAGCGGCTTATTTCAAGCCGGATCTGGACAACATTCCAGCATTGGCGGCTGAGCGGGAGGCGCAGTGGTCGCGGGTTGCGGGGGCTGATTTCCTAACAGACGCGGGTTCGCGTTTTTTATATGAGCCATTTGATGCCGCAAGTGCGCGCATTGATGCTCATCAGGCCGTTTTTGAGGAGCGATGGAAAGCGCTGGAACGGCGTCTTGAGGTTATTGAGCGCGTGCTGGAGCGGCTGGAAAAGCGACTTTGGCTTGCGGTCTACGGCGTTGCCGGCGCGGTGATCCTGCAAGGCGCGTACACTTTGATGCAAAACAATCAGATTTGAGGCTGGATATGACACAGACACTCGATGGCCTTGGGCTTGAAACGAAATACCGCCAGTTTGGCAGTGATATTGGCGTGAAGTCGGACAACACCATTGCCGGTTATGCGTCCCTTTTCGGGGCCACAGATGAAGGCGGTGACACGGTTGAGCCAGGTGCATATGCGGCATCGCTTAATGCGCTGACCAAGGCCGGGCGCAAAGTGAAGATGCTTTGGCAGCATGATCCAGGGCGCCCAATCGGCGTTTGGGATGAGATCTGGGAAGACAAGAAAGGGCTCTTCGTTAAAGGGCGTTTGCTCAATGACGTGCAGCTTGGTGCAGAAGCAATTGCGTTGATCAAAGCGGGTGCCATTGAGGGCCTCTCTATAGGGTATCGAACGCGCCGCGCGGAGAAAACGTCCGGCGGTGGGCGCTTGCTGCATGAGGTTGAGCTTTGGGAGGTGTCTTTGGTCACGTTTCCGATGCTTCCAGAAGCTCGCGTACAGGTAACAGATAGCAGTGAGGAAGAAACGTTGGCGCAATCGCTGACAGACATAATCAACGATGCGCGGCGTCAGCTCACGTGAGCCGGGCACAATTCCAACCCCAACAATTTAGGAATCCAAAAATGAGTGGAAAACCGGCAAAAACTCCGGTCGACAATCAGGCATCCACGGCTGTGGAAGTGAAGTCTGCGCTGTCAGGATTTTTTCAAGAATTCAATATGTTCCAAACCGATATGAAATCTAAACTTAAAGAACAGGAAGATCGTCTTACCATGCTTGATCGCAAATCAGTCGCCCTAGAGCGCCCGGTACTGTCCCGCCATGCAGACACTGCAGAGGCCCCACACCAAAAGGCGTTTAACGCTTACCTGCGTGCAGGCGATGAGGACGCGATGCGTTCTCTTGAGTTTGAAGAAAAGGCGATGACCACGACGATTGCAGCCGATGGCGGGTTCCTTGTTGATCCGCAAATGGCCGAGCAAATTCATGCGGTTCTGCACTCTACTTCATCTATTCGTTCAATTTCGAACGTGGTGCATGTTGAGAGCACGGCGTATGACGTATTGATTGATCACGTTGATATGGGCGCAGGCTGGGTCACGGAGACGGCCACTAGTGTTGAAACCGGCACAGCACAGCTTGATCGCATCTCAATCCCGCTGCATGAGCTTTCAGCATTGCCTAAGATTTCTCAGCGTTTGCTGGACGATTCAGCGTTTGACTTGGAAGGTTGGCTTGCCTCGCGCATTGCGGACAAATTCACGCGCTCTGAGGGTCAGGCATTCATCACGGGTGACGGCATCGACAAGCCACGTGGTTTCCTTGATTATCCATCGGTTCAGAACGACAGTTGGTCATGGGGGGCGCTTGGCTACGTTGCAACTGGCGCGTCTGGCGATTTCTCTTCTTCTGAGCCTGCGGATGCGATTGTTGATCTGGTTTATGGTTTGGGTGCGCGCTACCGCGCAAACGCGACCTTTGTGATGAACTCCAAAACTGCTGGTGCTGTTCGCAAGATGAAGGACGCGGATGGGCGTTTCCTTTGGGCGGATGGTTTGGCATCTCACGAGCCTGCGCGCCTGATGGGCTACAAGGTTCTGATCTCTGAGGACATGCCGGACATTGCCAATGACGCATATGCTGTGGCGTTTGGCGACTTTGATGCAGGCTACACCATTGCTGAGCGCCCTGATCTGCGCATCTTGCGCGATCCTTTCTCTGCCAAGCCGCATGTTCTGTTTTATGCGACAAAGCGTGTTGGTGGCGATGTCAGCGATTTCAACGCGATCAAAGTTCTGAAATTCGCGGCAAGCTGATCTGTTTCGTCCCGGCGGCCTATCTGGGCCGCAAACGGGACTGATAATGAGTGGTTTTTTTCACAAGTGCCCGTCGCGGGAGCTGATCTTGCGTTTAGATTTTCGCCGAGCGGGACTTGGCGAGGATGAGCATATAGAGCGCGATGAGGGGTGGATGATATACCCCAAGCCCGGCTCTGCCTTCGGGTTGAGAGCGCAATCAACGAAGCTTGATGGCCGCGTGGCGCAGGCCTGTTTGATCGGGGGCGAGCCCGGACAAACCTACTTTGCAACAGCACATATTCGGACCGACCACGGACGCGCGCTTAAGCGCAGTGTTGTGGTTCGGGTATCCAATAACAAGGAACGCAACAGATGATGTTAGTTGAGCTGGGCACAGTGCCAAGCGCGGCTTTGCCGGTAGCCGAATTTAGAAACCACGTAAATCTTGGCGGTGGTTTCGTTGATGATACCGCTCAAGATGAGCTGTTGGAGGCCTATTTGCGCTCTGCCATCTCGACCATTGAGATGCGGATTGGAAAAGCAGTTTTTCAGCGCAATTTTTCCTGGACGGTCACGCGGTGGTCTGACTGCAAGCGGCTGGGTTTGCCGATTGGTCCGGTTGAGATGATCACATCGCTCAAACTGGTAGGGGCCGATGGCGCAGAGACATTGATTGATCCTGCGCGATATGTATTGACCAAAGACAGCCAGCGACCGGGCATTGCATCGACCAGTGCAAGCTTGCCGTCCATTTCGAGCAATGGTCATGCTGAGATCGAATTTGATGCAGGTTTTGGTGCGGATTGGTCAAGCATTCCGGCAGCACTTCGCCATGCGGTCTTGTTGCAAGGCGCGCATTTCTATGAGTGCCGAACAGGTGGCGGCAAACAAAAGGACATTCCGCTTGGCGTCATGGCGCTGATCGAAGGGTTTCGCCCGGTTCGCCTTGGTGGGGTCGGTCTATGAGTTGTTCGAAGTATCATTTGAACCGCAAATTGGTGTTAGAGAGCCGCATCGCGACGCCAGACGGCGCAGGGGGGCAGGTTATTGGCTGGACCCCTGAGGGCACGCTATTTGCGGATGTGAAGGCGCGTTCTGCAAAAGAGCCGCGGATTGAAGGGCGGGACCGCTCCAGCGTCAATTATCAGATTTACGTGCGCTTTGCACCCGTTGGATCGCCACGGCGCCCACGCCCGGACCAGCGGTTCACGGAGAACGGTCGTATCTTTTCGATCCTTGCGGTGGCCGAGGCCGACAATGACGGGCGCTATTTGCGAATTTGGGCTGAGGAGGGCAATCGGGCATGACCTATGCGATGGCAATCAGCTTTCAAAAGGCAGTTTATGAAGCGCTTAGTGCGGATGAGGCCTTAACGGGACTTGTCGGCAACGCAATTTACGACGCGCCGCTGGCTCAGGAATTTGCCGACAGCCCGCGTGACTTCATCACCATTGGTGAAGAGACAGCGCGAGACGGATCTACGGCCACAAGCTATGGCGCGATGCATGATTTTGAAGTTGCGGTGCATTCCAATCGTGAGGGCTTTGCGGTGGCAAAGGACATTGCGGCGGCGGTTTGCGATGTTTTGCTGGATGCAGAGCTTGCCCTTGATCGTGGCACAATGGTCGGTATGCGCTTTCGCTCCGCGCGCGCCAAGCCCGGAAAATTGCCGGACCGGCGTATCATTTCGCTCCTCTTTCGAGCGGTTCTTGAAGACGACATTTCATACACAGGATAACACACATGGCTGCTCAAAAAGGCAAGGATTTGCTGCTTAAGATTTACGTCTCTGCGACGGATACGTTTGAGACTGTGGGGGGGCTTCGAGCGACGCGGATCAATTTCAACGCGCAGTCGGTCAATATCACCAATGTTGCCTCGCAAGGGGGCTGGCGCGAGCTGCTGGCGGGTGCGGGCGTGCGCTCGGTCAATATTGGCGGGAATGGTGTGTTCCGCGACTCTGAGACGGATGCACGGATGCGTGAGGTTTTCTTCAATAGTGAAATTCCGGATTTTCAGGTGATTATTCCGGATTTTGGCGTGCTTGAAGGGCCGTTTATGCTAACCTCTTTGGAATACTCGGGTGATTACGACGGTGAGGCGCAGTTTGAATTGTCGCTAGCCAGTTCCGGCGTGCCATCCTTCGCGGCGCTTTAAGCATGGCCAATCCCTATCGTGGAGAGGTTATTTTGGTGCTGGATGGAGAGCCGCAGATTTTGCGCCTTTCCTTGGGCATTCTGGCTGAACTTGAAGTTGCGCTTGAGGCTGGCAGCTTGATGGAATTGGTGACGCGCTTTGAAGAAGGCACTTTCAAGGCGCGGGATCTAATCCATTTGCTGCGCGCAGGTCTTAAGGGGGGCGGTCTTGATGTGACTGAGGCTGACTTTCTGGAGGCCACAATTGAAGGTGGGCCTGTGGAGGCTGCGCGAATTGGTGCGGAGCTTTTGCGTCTGACATTCAGTTTGCCGGAAGATCAGTGAGCAAGATCGTTTGGGCGCCGCTGATGGAGGCCGGGCTCAAAGT